AACTGTAGATAAATATTTTGGTGTAGTGGTAACAGAGTTGATAAAAAGAAAACTTGGTAAAGTTTGTCATATTTATATTGCAACTGGCAGACAAAGACACAAGTGGCAACACCTCATAAATAAAATTGAGGACTTTGCAAAAGAAGAAGGTTGTCAAATGATGGAATTGATTGCTAGACCAGGTTGGCAAAAAATTTATAATAATTATGGGTACAAAAGAACCCATGTTGTTTTAGAAAAACAAATAAAACAAGAGGAGATAAAATGAGTTTTCTAGGAGGCGGTTCATCAGGTGGTGGACAAACAACTACACAAGCAGTAACACCTTATGGTGCAGCAGAACCTGCATTAGGACAAATTCTTTCAGAAGCTGGTCAACTTTATGGACAAGGAGTTGGTGCAGCAGGATATGTTCCTCCAACACAACAAACATTACAAGGTTTGGCTGCTCAAGAAGCTATGGGAACAGCAGCACAACAACAATTAGCTGCAACTCTTGGCGGACAATATTTAAATCCTTTTTTACAACCTTTAATACAAAGAACAGCACAAGATATTACAACAGGAGTTCAATCACAATTCAGTGGTGCTGGTAGAACTCCAAGCTCACCTCTTGCACAACAAACAGCACTAGGTCAAGTTGCACAAGCTGCATTACCTTTAGCTTTTGGTCAGTATGAAACTGAAAGAGGTAGACAATTAGGTATTGCACAACAAGCACCTTCATTATTACAAACAGGACAACAATTAGAAGCAATACAAAGACAACAACAAATTGCACCATTCCAAGCATTACAACAATATGCAGGTTTAGTTACACCAATAGCTTCAGGATTTCCAACAACAGCAGCACAAGCACAATACCAAGCTAATCCATTAACAACAGCTTTAGGTGGTGCAGTTTTAGGATCAAGTATTCCTGGTGTTGGTGCAGTATTAGGTGGAGTTGGTGGATTATTAGGAGGGTTACTATAATGGATAAAATAAATAAATGGATTTTTGATTTAGAAACTAAAATTAAAAACAAACCTTCAAGACATATTTTTGTTTTATATATTTTAGTTGCAATCGCAATAATTTTATAAGGAGTTTAAATGCCAAGAGGTTATGGTGCATCAGTAGATTTTTCACCATCAAATAGTGGAGGTGGTAGAGAATCTTATGGTGGAGGTGGACAATATTCACAACCATCTGCACCTTCCCAACCTTCTCCACCTTCTCAACCAAGCGGTAATGGTGGTGATAGAGTAACTGATCCAGGTTTAGCAGTTGCATTAGCTGAACAAAAATATAGACAACAAGATCCTGTATTTGGCGATCCTGATCCTGAAATAGATATATCTCCTCAAGATAGAGATAGTATTACAAGTTTTATTGATAATTACACTGCTAATGTAAAAGCCAATCCTTTAATGGCAGGTTTGACTGGCAGTTTAATAACATTATATCAAACTGGAAAAGCAAGAGATTTATTGAGAGGAGAACCTGGTTATGAATTTTTAGATTCATCTTCAACTCCTTCAGGTGTTCCTACAGGTGGTGATGGTGGTGGTAGAGATAGTGAACAAGAATTTATACAAAATGTTATATCCCAACTTCCTTACACAATAACAGGTACAACTCCACAAGATTCTATGGTACAACAATACTTTAGTAATTTAGGTATGGGAGGACAATCTCCTCTTTCATCTAAGCTAGAAACAGACTATAATAACGCAAAACAGAGTATAAATAGTTTATTGGGTATATTACCCCCAAGTCAGCAGTTTGGCTATTCTAGCACCCCCTATGGCGGTCTAATGGGTATAGATATAGACTATTTAAAACAAAGAGGATTAATGTAATGACATATAATAGATATAGAGATTTAATGTTTAACCCCTTAGTTCAATTAGGTGTTGGAGGACTATTAGGTGGATTATCAGGACAAGCTCCAGCACAAGCATTTTTACAAACTGGTGGTCAAGCTATGCAACTTGGTAGACAGTTAGAACAACAAGAAGCATTAAGAGTTTTATCGGAAATGCCTGAATTAACTACTATGCAAAGACGACTTTT